TTACTGAGTAAGCAACACCAGTATTTGCAGCTTTGGTTGAGGTTGCAACTTCCTGTACGGTAGGAATGTGGAGAATGTCACCACGACCTTGCACAAGACTTGAGTAATCATCGAAGAAAGGTTTAAAAACCAAATTCTTCTCGAAGTAACGGTAGATGCCATCTGACCAAAGCTCTGGAATAAATACATCAACGTGACCAGCACCTGATAAATCTCCAGTTGAAGCACCTTGGGTTGCATCACCACTAAAAGCGGTATAAGCCATTTAATTGACTCCTTTTATTTCGGTGTACGCTTATACGATGCGACAATTTTATCCCAATGCTTTGCCCTGTCTCCTCTATTCATTTTTGTCCAATCTTGAGGAACTTCATTCGCAGGGACAGCAGGATTATTCGCAACCGCCAAACGTGGGTTATTTGTATTAAGTTTACTATCTAAGGCTCGTAATTTTGCCATTGGTAAATCTCCAAAGGCTTCACGATCCTCTTCACTGAAGTTAGAGAGTATTTGTTCTCTCATTTGATTCTCTTCATTCCTGGCTCTTTCAACAATAGGCTCTAGCTCTGCGATACGCAATGCTCTCTCCTCTGCTAATTGTTGCCATTCCTGTTGTTCCTCCATCTGTTTCTCACGGTCTGATGCAATTTGTTTTTGCAACTTCGCAAGTTCAGCTTCAGCACTCTGACTTCTTTTTCTGTACTTTTTGCTTTCAGCAATTAACTGATTAATCTCAGAGTTTGATTCTTCAGCTACTTCTTGACTTTCAGGTGTCACCTCTACCGATATTGGTTTTTCAACTGGTGATCGGGTACCTTCCGCTACCTGCGGTGCTTCCTGTACGGTTGCTTCTTCGGACATACTGTCCCTCCTTTATAGGGTTTCTGTTGTTTTACCAGGACGCAAAGCGTCCCTTATATTCTTATTGATTTGGTTTACAAGCATTTCAATTACCTTATCTCTAGCCACATCAGGCAATGTCTTTTCTCCTGCAATATCCCTTGCAGGCATAATGCTAGTTCCATTTTGATGTAAAATCATTAATTCACCTGTAGGGATTTGCCCTTTATTTCTTGGGTGCATGTCACTCGAGCTTGTTCCGTAAGTCAGTATTATATTAGAGCGACCAGAGCCGCCCCCACCTATCTTTTCAGGCTTTTTAGGCTTAAACTGGCTGAACATTAATCCAGATGCGGTTAGGTTTGCCTGACTATTGCCATACTTATTTTGTTTTTCAACGCCATACCTGCGACTTAACTTTGTAAACTTCTTACCATCTGGGTTTTTTGCAGTGCTTGATATATAGCCTACATGCAAGTCTCTTGCTACTTTAGTAACTGCCTTCAGGAAAGAATTTCTGAATTGCATTATTTTTTCTAGCTTAGGTATTTTCACGAGCATACTCCAAAAGCGTTTTAGCTTTTCTAAACTTTTTAGGATTGTCTTTGACTTGCTGACTAGCACTTGCAGATACACTGCTATCAGACTGCCTAGGAAGCCATTGATGGCGACAGTTGATTCCTCCTCCGTCATTTAAAGCCCCAGGATATCTTCTTTCAACTTCTAGCTGAGTCAATCCACTATCTCCTAGCATAACTCTACATATAGGTCTAGTTTTTTCATCTAAAGGCCCATGATAATACCATTTAGTTTCGGCAGGCAAATCCTCTGCCATAATATTTGTCACACTTCTGTTATAAGTTGCTAAGGTAGTTCCGACTATACCTTCGACTCTTCCAGGGCTTAGTGTCAACCTAGAAGAGATTCTTTCTTTTAAAGCATTGCCTTTTAATCCCTGAGACAAACCTTC